GCAGTCTCCCCGCAGGTAGGTGCAGTCGCCATGCAAACCGGAACAGTCTCCCCGCAGGTAGGTGCAGTCGCCATGCAAACCGGAACAGTCTCCCCGCAGGTAGGTGCAGTCGCCCCGCAGGCCGGAGCAGTCTCCCCGCAGATTAGAGCAGTCGCCCCCGCAGGCTGGTGCAGTCGCCACATAGCCCCGAATAATCTCCCAATAATTTGGCGGTTTCGGTGTTTCCGTTAATTTGCCGGTTTTTTTCATCCGTCACACCTCCTTTTCTGGTCTTTCAGAACCCGCCGCTCCATCTCCAGGGAAAACGGCGGCTTGCCGACTTTCGCGCTCGTGTCGCAGACCCGCGAAAAATACGATAGGCACTCTTCGTAGATTTCGCACTTCAGGCAGGGACACGGGTCCGCCTCTTCCACCTCCCGGCCGCTCTTGCCGCAAGGGTGCACGAAGTTCATATCGTGGTCTCGCTTCGCGGCAATTTTCGTCAGCAACTCGCGGTGTTTGTCAAAATTATTTTTCCGCTGCGTCAGCAAGATACGCTCCATCATAGTCAGGTCTCCACACATACGCGGCGACTTGTTTATCGCGCGCGGCTTCGAGTTTCAGCACTTCCCGCCCGTAGAGGTGATGCTCGTATCCAATGGCTTCCGGGCGGACGTGCCCGCAAATCAGGCTCGTGTCCACCTTTATCTCGTATCCCTTGCGGCGCGCGGCCTTGCAGAACGCTACGTCTTCCGATACGCTCCACTCGTCTGTTTCGATATTATAGGCGTAGCGAAACCACGGGTGTGGCAGGTTTTCAAAAACGCTACGTCTTATCAACGCGCACCCCATCCCTATCAGGTCGGCGTTCACGACCCGGCCTCCGCAAGCCACTATATCGAGCGGGCGGTAATAATGCTCGTCAAGCGCCCTGCCGGGCACCGCCGGGTAGGGTTCCTTCTTTTTGAAATACACGCCCGAGGCGATGTCCGCGTTTACCTTAAAAAGTTTCTCGATGGTGTTGGCCGGGAAAACGTTATCCATATCGAGCCACAGCAGGTATTCCGCGTCCGTCTCCAGGGCCGCCTTCACCAGCGCGTTACGGTTGGCGTCTATCGGGAAAAGCTTTCCGTAGAGTGTAGTCAACTCCACGTTTTTCGGCGCCGACAGTATCATATTTACGACCGTCGAGTGATGCCCGAGCCAGACGAACGGCCACGTCGCCGGCGTGCAAATACAGATTTTCAGTTTATCGGCCGTCATCGGCATCCTCGTGAAGTTCGCGGTATATAGGCGCTACGTGATACACCTGATTCCCGATTTTCATCTCCCCGTTCCTCGCCTGGTCTTGGTAGTAAATGCGGGCTACCATCCCGCCAAGAAAGGCGAACCACAGGGCGGTAAGGATGACGGCTATCGCGTACAAGGCGTTTTCCGTCGCACTTCGCTTTCTCATCTTCCCCTCCGTTTCTTTTGCCGGGTTGATGTCCAGGATTTCCTTCAGCTTCCGCAAGTGCGTTGACGTCGGCTTCCGCTTGCCGCGTTCCCACGAGTGTATCGTAGCCGCGCACACGCCGACCTTTTCTCCAAGCTCCATCTGCGTCCAATCGCGGGCGTGCCGCGCCATCCGTATCTGCTCTCCAAGATTCATCCGTTCCTCCCTTCTTTTTTTACGGCGAAATTTCGCTGAACTTACGTCGTGGATATCATAAGTTGTTAATCTTAAAGCGTTTTCTTTAACCTGCCAGTCGGATTTGACAGAACGAAATTTCGCTGACCTTACTCTTCTCTTTTCAAAATCTCCATTATCTGCCTGACCTTCCGAGGCCACGGCTTAGTCCGGCCGGATTCCCAGTTGCCTACCGTGCCGATGCAGACGTTGACAGCCCGCGCCAAATCGTCCTGAGTCCAGCCCTTGGCGCGTCGCGCTTCCCTGATTTTCTTCCCAATGTTTTCATCGTTCATCATCTTTCATACCTCCGTCAGTAAGTTCTTTTGTTTTTTGATTCACCGCAAGCAGCGCTCGCGGCACTTCCAACAGTTCCGAGATATTCTTTACCGCGCCAGTCCATTCCTTCCCTCTCGCTATCGCGTACCTCTCGTCACCTCCCGTTATATGTTCAGGCCCGCTCATATAGCCGGAGCGGACTCTTGCTATGTAAGCCTTCACGAACTCGTTTTTTACGAAGCGCAACGCTTCCGGTTCGCTGGTGAACACGCTGCACACGTGCTCCCACCTGGAGCACCACCTTGACGGCTCGATGATGTCTTCCAGCACGCCGTTAATAGGCGGCGGGAACGTTACGGAATGGCTGGGGCTGACCTGCTTCGCCGCGCGCCGTACGATGTTGAAAGCCAAGTGCGCTTTGTCCTCAACCGTCGTCATGTCATGGCTTGCGAGTTCTCGCAGCTCCACCGGCCGCGGGAAAAAGCGGCATTCCTTCGCGGCGCGATTGAAGGCGGTCTTAATATCCTCGTCCGTCAGGTCGGCCAGGGCGTCTCGGTACGCCACCACCAGCGGCTCGCTCAGTTCCTTATCGAATATCGAAGCGAGGCCAAACAGCGCGGCGGCGAATTTCTTTTTATTCATCTTCATCGCCGCATTCCCCCAGGATAGTGTTGATGACATCCATATTCCGCTTTTCCTTCTTCGTCAGCTTCACCGCGATGTCGCCGTCACGGCGTCCGTGCGCCAGGACGGCCCGCCAACGTTCGTCACGAGGCCCTAGGAAGAACTGGGGGCCCGCCGTATACTTTTCATCTTCGCCGTCCCTCTCCACCGCGTAGAGCTTCGCAGCCATCACCAGTTCGGCGGCGCTCACACCTGATTTCACCAGCCCGTTCCATCTTGCCACGGTGGCCTTCCGGCTTCTCCGCGACGGCGGACACGGCGGATATACCTCCCAGAATTCGCGGAACAGCGCTTCTTCCAAAATTTCCTCTTCTCTACCAGTAACGCTTTTCTTATTCTCTTTTCTAATTACTCTTTTCTTTTTCCTGTTATTCTTTTCTAGTCTAGTATTATATATATATATACCGTTGTGTTGATTTCCCCTTGAAAAGTTGTGTTGGCTCACCTCTCCGCGGCCGTGTAAGTCGCCGTCATCATTGGGTTTTTCCGGCGTCTCGCTTGTGTTGATTTCCCCTTGAAAAGTTGTGTTGGCTTGCGATTTTTCGGCTCCGTTGTGTTGGCTGACACCTTCGCGGCCTTGCAAGTCACCGTTTTTATTGTCTTTTCGCGGCGTCTCGTTTGTGTTGGCCCTGTCGGCAAGGTTGTGTTGGCCGGCGCTTTCGCGGCCGTGTAAGTCGCCGTCATCATTGGGTTTTTCCGATTTTTCAGTTGTGTTGGCTCCTCCGGAGCGCCCGGAGAAGGTTGTGTTGGCTGCCGGTCTCTTGGCCTCGTAAATGCGCGATTTATTTACGATAATTCCGGTTTCTCGTTGTGTTGGCTTGACTTCAAGAAAACCCGCATCTTGCAGGATGTGTAGCCCCGTCCTGGTCTGCTGAAGGGATAGCGAGGCGCACTTGGAGAGGGCCCGGATTGATGTCACGAGCCGCCCGTCGCTGTCAGCGAGCAGCATACACGTGACCGCCAGCATTTTCGCTTTCAGAGGCATCTCCCACACCTCGCTATCCAGTATCTTCGGTGTCACCCTCATCGTTTAGATGAGCTTCCTTCCCGCTGTCCAAGCAGCGAATAAGCCAGGCACCCGGCCGCGGTTAGGTAACGCTGCATGATTCTGACCGCGGTTTCCTCGAATTCCGAAAGCCGCGCGCCGTTAACCCTGGAGTTGGTGGATATGACGTACATGTCGAGATAGTTCTTCGCGTCGGCGACCTCTTCCACCATACTGGAAACCCAGTAAATAGGAGTCACGCTCTTACTCAGAAAATCCCCGTGCTTTTCGATACCGGCGACCATCCGCTTCGCGCAAAGCCGGGAAAGTGTTCTCATGTGCCCCACGGCATCGATGTCGTTCGCCTCCAGAAACGCCGTCAGTTCTTCGTCAAAAGGGTATGTCTTCCTGGGCGTTTTCATCGCTCTCATCTCCCTCCTCGTTTTTTTTCAAGGCAAGCCAGTTCTCGAAAGATGAAAAATCTTTCTGGAGAAAGTTCTCGATGGCGGCGGAGGCGTCCTGTTTCGAGGTCACCGCCTCTTTCAGGAATTCGGAAACGTCTTCCTTGTCCGCGCCGAATTCCGATAGCAGTTTATACAAATATCGCCTTTGTGATTGCGTCATCCCGGCTCCGCCTCCCCGGATTTCCGTATCAGAATCACCATTATTATTACACGTATTTTCGGGGTTGTCAAGCGGCGCCGCGTCGGCCGGGATGGGAAGAGCGGGTATATCATCAAGGGCCTGCTGCGAACCGGAGAGGACCCGCTGTGCTTCGACCTGTGCGCGGAGCCAGAATATCTTTTTCGGCTCGCGCTCCTGGTAGATGGGCCTCAGAATCGCCGCGATGTCTTCCGCGCTCAGAACGCGCTTAGCCTGCCTTCCAAGTTCGGCGATTTTCTGCTTGGTTATCATCGGCAACAGCGTCGTGGCGGCGTTTCGTTCGGCGAGCCGCTTGGCGATGACGGGCCAGTCCTGGGGGCGACTGGTGTTGCCGCGTTTTACGAAGTCGTAATAGACCGTAGCGGTGCGCTTGACGCCGGTAAATTTGTCATAAGCGTAGGCGGTGGCTTCCAAGAACTTCCGGCCGTCGATGACCTTCATTTTCACATCGCCCACCGGGCCGACTTCGATGCCACCCATCTGCCGGATGATTTCGTCCACGCCCGCGATTCCTATCCTGACCGCGTGCTCGTGCGGGTGTTTCCCGCGGTAGTCGCACCACGAGTAACCACAGTCGAGGACGCCGTTCTTGGAGCGGAAGGGAAGGTTGTAAACCATCGCCTCCGCGTCCAAACCCTCCTGTGCGCGGACTATCTGCTCGATGTCGTAGTCGTCCATGCGGGTGAAGACTACATCCTTGCCGTTTTCCTGGTCTTTCGTTACTGGGCTCCCGCCGTTGCCGGCGGAGGTCTTCGGCCTTGGCCTGTCGTCATTACGTTTCGTCATTTTCTCTTGCCTCCTTTTTTTTAGAGTTTCAATCAGTTAACAGCATCCATGCGACCGCAGCCACGAGCGGAACCTGTGCGTTCCCAAGGGCTCTAAGCCTGTCCACCCGATGGGGCACCCCATGAGCCACTCTACCCAGTAGGGGTTGAGTTGCCCCCCCGGAGCCGCTTGATCTTCCAGCTTTCGTAATCCCCCACCGGTCGTCTTCCTCACCGCCTGTCCTCCCCCGCTCGGACACTTCGGAGTTAACCACATCCGCCGGGTCGGCATCCCACCATCCTTTTGATAATTCCAAACCTTTCTCGGCAACAAACTGTTTTCCGGGACTTTGCTCAAGTCTCCGGTATCCTTGTAATCCCTGCTCGTCGGTGTGGGCCATTTGCGCCCCGCGTTTGCCACCACTGTATTCAGTCCATCCCCGCTCGTTTTGCTGGCCCCTTTTCGATTGTAATTCCCGTTCACCGTTACGGTCGGCCCTAATCCAGAGCCTGTCTCTCCTGTGCGGCGCTCCCACTTCGGCTGCCGATACGCAACGCCATCGAGCACTATACCCGCTTTGGGCAAGGTCTCCGTATACTCGGAGGGCATAGGGAGTTCGTCTGATTTTGCAGGAATGAACTTCGACAGAAATTTGTTTACCGGTTCCAGTCTGTACAAACCGGAATAATTTTTCACGTCGAGCGGCAAGCAGCCCTGGCACGTTCTCCAGAAAAACGGTTGTCGGTTGGACGATTCGGATAACTCGCAAAGTCTCGGGCCATAGATTTCGGGAGTCATTCTCTCCGAGCCGCTTTCCGGCGACGCTGAACGGCTGGCACGGGAATCCCGCCGTGACTGCTTCAACCACCCCCTGATACGATAAGGCGTACCCCTCACCGGTGAAGTTTCGCACATCGCCGAATATCGGCGCCTCATCGAGGAACCCGTCTTCGATACGTTGCCTGAGGACTTGTTGACAGTATTTGTCATATTCCACGTACCCCCTACAGGTCAGGCCGACCAGGTGTTGCAGGCCGAGGTCTCCGAGTCCCGCTCCTGAAAATAGTGAAAGGTAATCCAACGTGACGCCCCCCTTCTTAGCATCAGTATTAGCACACCTCTTTAGGTTTGTCAAATGCCAAATTCGAGGGATATTTCAACGTAGTTAATCTCCCGGACGGTGCCGATTTTATTGATATCGTGATAACACCTGTGGCTGGCGGTCAGCGACAACCCGCGCCACCGAACGCTACCGCCGAAGCTGTACACCACCGAGGACGGCTGAAACCGGTAAACGTCTTCTTCCAGTTTATTTTGAAAAGTTTTCACATCCGCCACCAGGTAAATGTCGGGCTGGCGAAAGCCGAGAAATTCATTCAGCCGTCTTTCAGCGGTGATGCCGGCATAGAAGTTGGCGGGGGCGTTTGGCGTGTAGCCCAGGTATAACCGCCCACCTCCGACCGCTGACGTGGCGGTCAGCACGATAAAAACCGAGGCTGCCAGTAACCACTTCACTTAAAAACCTTCCCATTCGGCACTCTGCTCGTTATGGCACAGTTCCCAGTACCCGCACCAGTCGGGTGAACATTCGGGATTCCGGCGGTCGAATAACGTTGGCGAGCACGGGTGGAAAATTCCCGCCGAAATGGACTTCGCCACGGAATCCACGATATACCACCACCGCTCGATTTCCTTCTCCCCGCGCTCCGCCGTGAATCGTTTGAACTGTGCACCCGTGTTCTTTTGCGGGCGGATAAGACAGTCGATTTCCACGGCGTCGGGCAACACCCCGCCGGTATAGGCGGAATACGCCGCCGCGTAGGCCGTAAGCTGGGGGCTAATGGCCGCCACGTCAGGCGAGGGGTTCCGCTTCTTCGTCTTGTGGTCGACGATGACCCCGGCTTCGCCATTCCCCTCGATGCGGATAAGGTCGGGGTAGGCAACGAACGTCCAGGGGCGGTTGTCGAATTCCACCGTCATCTTTGGCTGAACCGCGACAGGCTCGACGGCGGGGGCGACTTCCCGGCGGTACACCTTTACCAACTCAAGGCCGTCCTTCTCGACCTTCTCCGGGGCCTCGTTGGAAAAGTCCGTCTCCTCTTTTCGAGCGGTGAAGTCCTCGTGAAAAACATCCAGGAGCGTATCAAGCGGTTCATCCGTTCCGGTTTTCAGCTTTTCCGAATAATTATAATTGAGGCTGTAATCCACGCTGCTCCCGAGGGACATCGCCGCCGACGGCGGTATCTTGTAGCCTCGGATATATCTCCAGTAGTACTTCATGGGGCACCTAAGATACATTGACACCTGGGAATAAGATAAGTGATTGAGCGGCATTTCCATTTCCTTTACCTCCCTTCTGGTCATCTATAATTTCTTTCCAAAGAAATTACATTCGTATAAAACTTTCCCCTTCCTGAATCCAATCTTATATGGATACGAAGGGATGTTTTCCATTTTATTCTCCTTATTTTTTTTTACCTCCACGATTCCAGAATCATCCTCTCGCAGGTTGTCCAATTCCCTTCCCGGAGAATCGCATCGAGTTTGGGAGCAAGCTCTTCAGAGATTTCTTCGTAGCAGCCTTCCAACGAGATTCCCCACGGTGCCAGCTTTTCCCGCCAGAAGGGGCGACACGTCGCCGGTGGTAGAATGCGGCCATTCGCCTTAAACGGCGGGGGATACACAAAGCTCCAATAAGGTTCTGTAGCTTCGCATCCATCGCCGAAGTCGCAGGCGTCTCCAAAGATGCACACCGCCCCAAACCTGCAGCGTTCTCCAAAGCTGCATCCCTCCCCAAACTCGCACCCTCCTCCAAAGCTGCACACACGCCCGAAGCTACATAGCCTCCCGAAGCTGCACCACCTATCGAAGTTGCAGCGTTCCTCGAATCGGCATCCTTCCCCGAATCGGCATCCTTCCCCGAACCGGCACCGTTCTCCGAATCCACACCACTCTCCGAAGCTGACGTCATCCCCGAACCTGCACCGCGTTCCGAATCTGCTGCCTTTTCCAAAGTTACACCCTTCCCCGAACCTGCAACTGTCCGGGAAATCTTTAATAGCCGAATAATCCGTGTTCCCAGGAAGGCACAGGATGCCGTTATCATCTCTGTCGAAATCCTCAAATTCTTCTCTACTCATTATCTTCATTTTCCTTGCCTCCCTTCTCTTTCTCACAGTCTTCGCCGAAATCACATCCCTCCCCGAAGCTGCACACCTCTCCAGAGTTATATGCACGCCCGAAGTCTTTATCCCCCTCGAAGTCGATTCCGTGCCCAAAATCTTTGTCCCCTTCGAAGTCGCACACACGCCCGAAGCTTTTGGTCGCTTTAAAATTCTTCGCCCTCTTCATTCGACGCTTGGAATGTCCTTCGCAGAGGCCGTCTTCATTAAAAAGATATGTTGGTTGCGGCACCGCTGCCCGGCCGGAGTACTTCATGTTTTTGGGGTGAATACAAAGTTCCGTTTCGTATTCGTAGAACGTGCTTTTTGCTAGGTATAAGCCTGTGTGATTATAATAGTCACACGTTCCGCAAGGCAGGCGTTCGGGTTCTTCCTTGTTGATTTCTTGTTCAGGCATCATCGTTTTTCTCCTTCGCGCCGGTTGATAACAACAGAATTTTCTTTGCCTCCTTTTGTCATATTTTCCTCAAAAAAAGGCCATCTTAACCCCGTTTCAGCTTCAGCCAATCTTCGCGCCTGAGCGGTTAACATACAGTACGTTCCGTGTTCTTGCGTCCCCGGCACCTTGTAAGCTTTCACCATCCTGCAAGAAGCAAACGGAACTAACCGACATTCCCTCTCGAACCGGGGAAGCCCTAATTCCCGTCGCGCCTTTCTGAAGGCTTTTTCCCATTCTTGCCGTGTCATTTCACTGTCTCCCTTCTTATTTTTTATAGTTGATGCCGCCCTTCTTCTTGCTCCGCTTTATCCACTCCTTCCCGTAGCCGGCGGCGTCGGCTTCCTCGTAGGTAACCTTGTCGAGGTTCCGGCGGATGTATTCTTCCTTCCTTTCCTCTTCTTCTTCCCGGGCGCGCTCTTCAGCGGTGACGAGGCCCTTCTGCTCGGCGATCCAGGGTGTCAAATGGATTCTGGTGGGCTTGCCGATAACCTCGTAGTAGTCGAGTTCCGCCATCTGGCTCCGAGGAATCCAGATTTCCGCGGCGGTGAGGTCATCGAAAAAGAGAACGGCCTTTTCGGTTTTTCTTCTGATTTTTCCTTCGCGGATTATCATTTTCTCTGCCTCCCTCTCCCTTAGCTTTGATACTAATATAACATCTTTTTTCGGGCTTGTCAAGCCTTTTTTCAATTTTTTTTCTCTGGGGGGGGGTTACGAGCAAATTTTTATCCGCTTCAACGGGGCCCAGAGTTCAATTAATTGGTTGTATTCATCTTCCGACAGATACTCCTCGACTTCTTCGTATGTCGGCTTTTTCTCGAACCGCATACAGCCCACAGCGATGATTTCTTTTTTACCCACAATTTTTACTATAGGATAACGCCAGACCCACAGCGTAGCGATTATTTCGCCTTCAAGCTCAGATATATCGCCCCGCAAGCCGGAGCAGTCTCCACGCAGGTCGGAGCAGTCCCCCCACAGTTTGGAGCAGTCTCCCCGCAGGTTGGTGCAGTCTCCCCGCAGGTCGGTGCAGTCCCCCCACAGTTTGGAGCAATCTCCACGCAGGTCGGAGCAGTCCCCCCACAGTTTGGAGCAGTCTCCCCGCAGGTTGGTGCAGCTGCCCCGCAGGTCGGTGCAGTCTCCCCGCAGGTAGGAGCAGTTGCCCCGTAGGCCGGTGCAGCTGCCCCGCAGGTTGGTGCAGGCTCCACGCAGGTCGGAGCAGTCTCCCCACAGGTCTGTGCAGTCGCCCTGCAAACCGGAGCAGTCGCCCCGCAGGTAGGTGCAGTCGCCCCGCAGGTTGGAGCAGTCGCCCCGCAGGTCGGTGCAGTCTCCCCGCAGGTAGGAGCAGTCGCCATATAACCCCGAGTAATCTCCAGTAAGATTTTTGGTGTTTCCATATAATTTGCCGGTTTTCATCGTTACGCCTCCCTCTTCTTTAGTTTTAGTATCAATATAACATCTTTTTTCGGGCTTGTCAAGTCTTTTTTCAATTTTTTTTCTCTTTAATATCAACGACTTACAAATTTTTTTCAAATTTCCGAAAAAAAAACGCCCCATCGGAGGGCGTTTAATTCATTTGCCAGTCAAATTTTACTGGTCTACTTCCCCGCGCTGGTCGCCCCCTTGCTCAGGCCGTCGGCGATGCCCTGGCCGATGTTGAACGACCCCACCACCGCCGCGATGATTTTCAGGGCGATGGCCTCGGTTCCGGGCGGCACGATAATCCCGTTCGCCGCCAGGATGGCGATAATAAGGCCCACGAGGCTTACCCAGAACTTCTTGCTTGCCACGATTTTTTTCACAACCAACATATCCTCACCTCCTTTCTCTGTTTCAGGATGTTTTCAGCAGAAGGAAAAGCGCGATATCCGCTTTCGCTTCCGGCATGTTCTCCCGCAAGTCCTCGTAGAGCGCGGATGTGGTGGGATATCCCAGCCGCTTTTTCACGGCCATCAGGCTTTTCAAAAACTCGTAATCCCCCTCCCTGTCCGCGTCTGTGGCGAGCTGTTCTATCAGCGCCACGGTTCCCTCGATACTCATCTCTCTACCCTCCTGTTCTCTTGTATTTCAGCGCCCGTAAAATACGGGTTTGCTGCTCTGGAGTAACCGCGCCTTTTTCCCTAGCCCACCGGGAGAGGTAATCCCGCGCCCTGATTCCCGGCGGCTCGGTTTTCTGCAAGTGCCACGCCTCGTGTGCCTGGAGGTGAATCGGCCGGCCTGGAAAATTGAAGATGGTATACCACCCGTATCTCTGCATGTGCGCGTAGAACCTCACCAGGTTCTCTTCCCCCACCGCCCGTGTCGAGAAGTCCACGGCCCGGCCGTGCGCGTGTAAGCTCCAGCCCGGCTTGGCGGCGAGGTGCGGTTTCTTCTCATGTAGCCGCTCCTGCTGCTCCACGGTTCTGAGAGTTTCCGTTACTCGGAAGTGCCCGCCGGCGCTTTCCCACGCCGCGATGGCGTCACGGAAGGAATCACGGACATCCTTATGAAGCCAGAACACCCGCTCCTCGTTATTCTGCCAGTATCGGAGCTTTATCGGAAGCAACTCGATTAAGATAGCGCGCTCGCTTAACGCATCGCAATATCTGAAGTACAGTTCCACCACGCTCCGTTGAGGCGGAGGGATTTCTCGGTTAATATACCTCTCCATTGCCCGTAATGTAAGCGGGCCGATTATCCCGTCCAGCGGGCCCGGGTCGTATCCGGCGCCCCTCAAGAACTTCTGAACCGCGAGGACTTTAGTATCACTTGCCATTGATGCACCTTTTCACGATAGCAACGTCCGTGTAGATGGTGTTCAGCAGTTCGTTATTCGAGTCGAGTTTATCGAAAAGCCGGGCGAACTTCTCGTCAATCGCCTTATGCTTTTCCACGCAGACATCGTAATCCGTTTTCCGGGTGGCGATGTCTTCAATCTTCTTCGTCTGCGCGCGCCAGGCGAAGCCGAACAGGCTTATTATGATTCCGCCTACCGTTGCCGTTATCATCGTTTCCATGTAACCACCTCCATCTTTATCCGTTCGGAAAATTCGCTTTTATATAAGACAGCACCGCCGTAGGGTCAGACGGCGGGTCGCTGGTCAGCGTAGCCACCACCCTGTAATATCTGACCTTTGTAGTAATAGCCGTTCCATCCGTGATGGTTCCGAGCGGCAACTGCTCCCCATCGAATACTCCGGTTTCACTTCCCCACGCCTTCAGCGAAATCGAACCGCTCGATGTGATACTCCATTCGCCGTCCTGCTCCGGCTGTTGCCCCATGTCAAACGTTCCCGTCCACGTGCCGCTCGATACGTACTCGTCAAGGCGCCAGTAATCCATCTTAATATCGCCGTGGGTTATGGTATTATTTAGATTTATATTAACGGCCACGTATTGCAGATTTGTAATGTCGAGCGCCGGTGGGCCCACCGAATCGTATTCCGACATTTCGGATACCAGGCCGTCTCCCGACTTCGCCCGGCCTAGTAAATTCCACCCTTCGTAAAAGTCAGTGCCAGGATAATAACGCTCGTAATAATAATTATCCTCGTCAACGCCGAGCCTCAATTCTACATAGTTAATCGCCGAAACAGCGGCGGCCGTGGCGTAGAAGTAAACACCGAGAAGTTTACTTGTCGCGTCATACACCGAAGACAGCGTTTTATAATAAACCGCGTTGGCGGTTGAGTTCGCGCCCATATCGAAACAGTAATCGCCTTCTTGCGCATCGTCTGAATTCAGCGTCGGCGCGGTGGCGCTGCCCGCGTAGTTCCACCCGCTTGTCGAATCGCAATCATCGAGAACGTCGGAAACTTCGGTGTCCAGGATAACCCGGTCGTTGGCGTCGTCTATCACCGTGTTATCGGTTTCTCCGGCCGTGAAGTCATCGGCCGTGTCGTACTCGTATGAAAGCGGCGCTTCCCGCGCACGCGCCAGCTTCCATTTGATGACGCCCTTGTCCGCGTCTATCGTCTTCTCGATTGCCCACCATTTGTGGTCGATGCTTTCAGTGCATCCGTACATCAGGTAGGGAACCGTGTACCTTCCCGCCTTGGCGTGGAACGAAAGCGAACGGGAGGGGTCGTGCTTCCGCTGCCACTCTAGATATTCGTTCTGATTACGAACGAGCGAGGACCGTATGCGGATGATATCGCCTATCTCCACCGGCAAGCCGCGCATGTTGGTGGTAAGGCTCAAGACCGGGATTCCCCACTTGGCAATCGATAGGATTCTCTCACTGATATCGCTTGCCCGGTCTTTGCCGTAATAAGTGGCGTCGTCAGGCCCCAGCCAGCGGCTCTTCGTTCTGAGAACCTTCCTTCCCCAGTTGGTAACGCTCGTGGCGTCCGTAGAAACTTCCGCCCCGGCGTAGTTCGTATACTCGTCACCGGAGCCGTCCCAGCCGTACCAGGTCGATATGTAATTCCTGAACGTCTGCCCGATGCCGTGGAATTTGACGTCCTTGAAATTCAACTCCCGTTCATCCCACGTCGTAACCGGCTCATCGGAAGCGTCGAGAATCTTCAATACGAGTCTCCCGGTTTCCCGGGGTATGAGCACCGCGCCGATGTGGCGGCATATCTCAAGGCAAAGCTTCTGTGCATCGGTCGGCTCGGATATCGTTCGCTTGAATTTCCAATCCGCGATGCTTGCATCGTTTTTGGCGACATTGAACGAATCCAAATCGATATCCCTGTCCGGGATGCCGACCTGGTTACGGATGATGTCTTCCAGGATGTCCACGGGGTGCGCGGCGATTCCGCTGGCATCGTACACCAGGGCGGTAATCGTGCCGTCGGTTTCCTCTTCCGGTATTTCCATCTTCAGCTTACCGAGGAAGTCGAGACACTTAATATCTATCAAATGATTGGATGACCGGTTCCAACTATCTACCTTGCCCTTCGCCACCAGGATGAAATCTTCCACCGAACAATCTTCTTCCACGCCAAGATACACGCGCACTTCGCTGTTTCTGAGATATGTATCCAAGAAAAGTTCATCGCAAATCTGCATTGCGTCCATGAACGTAATGTTCAGCGTCCCAATTGACGCCGTGTTCTTCAGAACGTCTATTTTTGACGTGGCGAATTTTATAGACCGGACTATCGGCGGGTAACAGTTGACGGGCTTTGACGCCATCGAATAGTTTGTCGTAACCGCGAAACTCGGGTTTATCGACACCACCTTCGGCGCCAGTATTCCCTCCGTAGTGAAAGTGACCGTCACACGATAATATCGGTGCTTCTCCTCTATTTCATCGCCGTCTGAAATCGCCCCCATCGGCGTCCACGCCGAAGCGTCATCGGAGTATTCCGCCGTGTAACTGATGCTGTTGCTGTCGTTCGTCAAATCGGTCTCGTCTTCCAACTCCCAGACGCCCGCAACCGTGGGCGTTTCCCCCAGGTCAAGCGTTCGCGTCCGCACCTGGACGGCGCCGTGGCGGTGCGAATAATAGACAGGCTCGTCATACGTGTGCCATGTCAACGGCGATGGGTCGTTCACCCCGCCCCACGCGCAAGCGTAGTTATCGTTGCGATTCCACGCGAATCCGTGGTGGCCGTAAAGGTCGCTCCCGAAGTTGTAGTCCGCCAAACTAATCCATTCATCAGCGGAGTATTTATATTTCCAGAGGTCGACAAAGGCTCCCCTTGCCAGCCCGTTCTTATATTGAATTCCGCCGAAGACCAGCACGCATTGAGAAGCCTCGTCATAGGCGACGCCGCTGAAGCCGCGTATGTCGCCGCTCATCACGCTCTTGGATTCCCACGAATCAGAAGCGGGGTCGTATATCAAGTTGCGTTTGCTCTGTAAATTTTCCTGACACCCTAAACACATCACTTTCTTTTCCGCGGTCATGTAGCAACCGCGTGCGGCGCGGAAAGTAGACGGCGTACCTGTGAGAGACGACCATGTCGAGCCATCGAATGAAAGGGCTTTGTGTTCATGGCCGGAAGCGGATGAGCCGATGACGTACATCAGGTTTTTATCGGGGTCATAGACCGCGGCTGATTCCGCCATTAATGCGGGACAGTCCCAGCTTCCGCTCGTGCTCCAAGCACTTGATGAGAACGAGTACTTGTAAACCTTCTGCGATATTCCGGCAGAATAATATCCGCCGACCACCCAAATCTCGTCAGTATCTGGATTATATATCATCGCCATATCGTAAACGGCGGTCGGCGTCACGCCGCCCGGTGTGAGCTGTGTCCAGGTATGGGTTGACGGGTCGAGTTTCCACAAGTCCGAGTAACGATTACCCCCGCCGCCGATACCGCCGAACATGTAGAAGCACCCGTCGGCGGGCCGGAATACGAACCCGTGGCCTAACCTTTGCGCCGGCGCGCCCGTCGTGGAATGCCGCCACCAGTTCCGCGGCTGGGGCTGCAAATCATAATCCGGGCTTTCCCCGGTGGAAAAGATAAGCTGCGATACCGTTGTGTTGTCAGCGTGCGCCGCCGCCGTGGTGCCGTATTCCCCCCGCGTGCAATTCTGAAAGCTGGTTTCATCCATGGCGGTATATTTTATAATTTCATCTTCGATAATCAGGTAAGCCGGGTCATCAGCAGAGGCGATGGTAAACCCGTCTGTGGAATCCACAGTGATGGTGGTATCCGAATCGGTGATGCCGTCGCCGTCGTCTATCTGCGTGGTAATCGGGTCGTTCTGCTGCTCGCACGCCTCCCAGTCCGTTTTACTCGACAGCTTATCATCAAGAATATCGGTCACGACAGAAACGTAAAAGACCAGCTTAGTCCAGGCGTTGTGTAATTTCTTGTTCAAGCTTTCAGGCAGGGTAATCACAGTTCGCGGCCTCCTACGATTTCCATCATGTCCAAGTCCATTTGCCTGACGCCCCTCCGAATAAGCGGAGCTACGCGCTTGGTGTTTCGGAGCTTCATGTAAAGGATATCCGCGGCGCTGTTGTAGATGAAGAAGAACGGCCGTAAGCCGTTTTCGGTATCCTCGAAAAACATCTTGACGTTCTCGTATTCAGTATCGGTAATCGGCATGATTGTCGATTTGAAATATCGCCTGTTTGCTTTTTTGACACGCACCGACACCCCGCGGTCGCCGATAGTTTCACTTATCATCGTCTCTTCCGCGTCGGGGTCGAAATTGCTTGTAAATTTTATTTCGCTTATTCCAAGTGTCCACTTCTTCCCGATATATAAAATCGGCACCTGTTGCGCGGACAGTCCGCTCACTGACGATTGCGGGGCGATGATAATTTTGAACATCGGCGACTTCTTAATCGCCGCCGAAGCTGACGAGGATAGCATCAGGGGCTGGTAGGTGTTGATGCTGGTTTCGCTTAACCAGGTATCCCACGAGCCGGTATCGTAAATACTCTCCTGCGTTTGCACCTTCACCGTGAAGTTCGCGCACCGGTGCCCTTTTCCAATTACGAGAGTATCGGTTTCCCGACATTGGAAAAGGTGCACGTCGTCAATGTAAAACGTGTCCGCACCGAGGGCCCGGAAGTAGATACGATATTCCCCGTCCGAAGTCGGGGTGATTTCCTTGTAATAAGCGCCCACCGACGCGCCCGGCGTTGCGGTGGAGTAATTGTTTGAATCCTCGGAAAAGTCGCTCCCCATGAAGCCGAACCGTAAAGTCTCGCTTCCCGTCTGTTTCGCGGCGAAGCTCAACCGGTAGGTTCGGTTGGCCTTCAGCTTGAAAATTTTATACGAGACCACCGCGCAAACGTCCGATGAATCGTTCGCCGTGGTGGCCGTGAATTTCCCGCTTCCGTTGCCGTCTATCACGGTTGATGGTTCGTAAGTAAACGTGCCGTCGCCGGAGCCGCTTTTATAAACGAACCAGCCCGACACGTTGCTCTCGAAGTCGCCGTTGATGGCCATGTTCTGCGCCTTCACAATAAGATAGTGCGAAGCCGCGCTTGACGGCTCCCACCACGTAAACGGGAGGCCGTCGGTTACCCGCCACGCCTCGTGGTGCTCTTCGGCGCTGTCGCTGCTGACTTCGGCGTCAAATATCACGTTGTGCGCGAGAATCGTTCTATCTTCTCCGGCCATTAGTCCCTCTCTCCCGTGATATTATATTCCGAGCTTGCCGCCACTCCCCGCCCGACGGCTTCGGAGAGAACGGGAACGACGTGTTCTTCCACAAACGCCTGTGTATCCACGACATTCCCGTGTACGGTGATGTTCACCACCATCCCTCCCGTCGCCGCTCCGGCTTCTTCCCCCTCCGCCGGGCCCCCGTAGCCGCCGCCGTAACCGCCCCCGGCTTCGCCGCCACCGCCGCCCCCGGCCGCCATGGCCCCACCAGCCGCCGCCGCAACGGTGGCGACCGCCGCGTACTTGGCGGCCGCGGCGAAAAACGCACCGGCGCGAGGGTCGCCCCGTGCGGCTGCGAAGATTCCCTCCGCCAGGGAAAAGATAGCCTTTACGGCGGCCTCTTTCCCTACCGCCAGAATCGATTGCGCGACCAGCGTTCTGAGCGCTTGTGCTATCGCTTTGCTTCCGACCTTGTGGCCCTTGACCAGATTCCCAAACGCCATGGCGAGTTGGTCATACGTCCCGCCTATCACCGCGCCGAATTCCTGATTGATGGACGCGGCCATCTGTGATTGGAAGTCGATGAACTCCGTTCCCTTCGCTATCATGTTATCCACGGCGGATATGTATTCGCCATCACCAATGGCGATGGTTCCGGCCGCCATTTCTTCGGGTGCTAGATAACCGGCCCCCAGCATCTTTCCGAGAAACGATAACTCTTCGCCTGCCCCCGGCAAACTTGGCGGGCGGTAACCGTGTTGGGTGGAAGCACCCACGACTCCACCGGCCTGGTATCCCCTTACGTTCTTCCAGATGGCAGCCATCTCAGGCGCGTCGGACTTCGGGATTATCAATTCTCCAGGCTCCAGCATTGCAGGTACGATATCGCCGCTTCCGCTCCCCGGAACGAACCCTCCGGCCTGGTGGCCGGTAACCATACTTTGAAACGCCTGTGCGCCAAGCGCGCCAGGCGAAGGCAACGACCATTTTTTAAACTTCTCCCACCCTATATTTGTAAGCTCTTTCATCCAGGCGACGATATCCTTTAACGCCGCCGCCGTAGCGTTTGAACTCTTGCTCCACTCTTGAAATGCCATATTTATACCGAGAATGGCCTTCATGAAACCGTCAAGTAGCGGTAGGAATCCGTCTTTGATAGCCTTCGCAAGCCAGTTGCCTAAGACTTCGACAACCTGTTCGATAAGTTTGGAATTTTTGTCAATATATTCGTTTATGCTCGCAAATCCACCCGCGAGCGCTTCGCCCGCTTTGCCCTGAAACAGCTTTATCCAAAAGGCATCCCAGCGCTTACCAAGCTGCCCCAGTTGAAAATCGAGGGTGCCGGCCATCTTCGTGAACGCCTCCTCGGTGCGCCCCGCGCCGCCTTTTATGGATTCAACTTTCTGCCTTAGCATGTCGGCGTTATTAGCCAGGCTCAACATCGCCATCTGTGCGCGCACGTCGGGAATCATCGCCCTGATGGCGTCGGGGCCCAACACCTTCAACTCTTCTGCGATGTCCACGATGCTCCGTAAGTTGCCGGAGCTATCCCGTGCGGAGAAGCCGAATGTTTCCATATACTCCGCCGCTTCCTTGGTGGGGTTAATGAGCTTGTCAATCGCCCCGCGAAGATACGTAGAGGCGTTCTGGGAATCTATACCGGCGGCGGTTAACACTGCGAATGCGCCGCCAAGGTCTTCCAATGACATCCCGGCGGCCTTGGCCGACGGCAACATGGTGCCCCACGATGCGGCCATCTCGGTGATGGTGGTCTTACCTTCCTTCACCACGGAAAACAGGGTGTCGCTTACCTTCATAGCCTTCGTTGCCGGTATTCGATACGAGTTGAGAACCGTGGTCAGCAGGTCGGTGGTGGTGGAAACGTCGGAGACACCGGCGACGGCCATCTTGGAAGCGACCGCAAGTAGCTTGGTCTGTTGACTCATCTTGGCGAACCCGGCCGAAACGATGTCGTAACGCGCTTTGTTCAGCGCTTTCGTGGTTTGGTTGAACCGCACAGAGAACTTGAGGGTTTCATCGGCCATCAACCGCATCTGCTTCGCGGTGAAGTTGGACAGGGTGCTCACTTCGGCGAGGCCCTTTTCAAACGCGGCGAAGTTTTTAACTTGAGCCGCGAACGCATCGCCGATTTTCTTAACGGCGTATAACCCGCCTATCGCGCCTACAAGTCGCTTTATCTTCTTCTCGAAACTTTTGGTATCGGCGACAAATCGCGCGCGAACTTCGCCAACATCAGCCATTCGCTTCCCTCTTCTCTCTCATTCGCCGCTTCAGCAACTGGTAAGCCGCCCTGCGTTCCCGGTACGCCACGCGCCTGTAAGCGGCGTCGGTTCGTTCCTTCTTTATCTTTTCCGGCGGCAAGAACATCTCCCTCCACTCCGGTACGATGTCGTTTATGGTTACCTTTTTATCACCAAAGACCCGCCTCAATGTCGCCGTTACCATCGCCGCGCGCCGCCACGCTTCATGCTCTGATTTCTGATGCGCCAGTATCACGAGGTTGCACTCCCGCGGCGTCATATTCCAAAAGTCGTCTATCGTGTATCCGGCCTCCAGCACACCGCGCTGAAGCCGCAACCACCACCTCCGCCCCCCGCCCCATCTCATTCCGAGTCGTCGGCCGTATCGTCATCCGCCCCGGCAAGTTCCTCGATGTCATCCATGTCATAGCAGGCGTTCAGCGCTTCCACTATCGCGCTGATGGTCTTCAGGCTCATCAGTTCTCGGGGCTTTATCATCGCCACCAGCGCATCCACGGTGCGAAACTCTTTACGGTGGTGCTTCTGAAGCCCGGCCCAAAGCAGCACGGCGAGTTCGGAGAATTTCAGGGCGCCTTCACGGGCGTCCGAGATTATCTCGCCCGGCGAACGCTTGATGATTTCCTCAGACCGCAACAGGGCGGCGGTGGTGTATTCCAACGTCCACACCTGTAATCCGAAGGTAACCGTTTTTTCGGCGTCTACTCCCACGGCGCACCCCCTACACGACCGGCACTTCCACGACGGCGACGTCTACGCTGTCGGAAGTGCTCAGGGTGGCGTTGACGTTGTCATCGGAATCGTTGAAGCGGGTTTGATTGAACGGCCCGAAAATCTTGATGGCCGAAGCCGCAATCGAATCCTCGATGTCGTGATAGCTTCCCTGGTCGCACGCGGTCGGACTGTCCACGGTGCACGTCACCGCGCTGGCCCCGTCGTTCTTAATGAACAACAGCCGGAATCCCGAACCGCTGTTATCGAAGTCGATAGTCGTATCCGTAGCGGCGGTGTAGCTTATCGTCGCCGGAGTATCGATAGAAAGGGTCTGCTTGGTAATCGTTTGACTCATTTTTATTTACCTCCTTTTCTTCAGTCCTGTTATGACTGCGAAATCGCGCCGTCACCGGTCAGGGTCACGGAAATTTTCATCGGGTCTTTCAACGGCGCCGAAACCTCGTAACTCGTAACCCGCACATAACCGGTGTGGTAGTTGGTGCCGTCAAACACCCGCGCGTTGAGACGAGAGTTGTTGTCATAAGCGTCCTTAATCGCCACCTGGCCGGAATCGCTGGCCACAAAGAGCATCGACAGCGACACCTCGAACTTCTTAAACCCGTCAATGTTCTCGTCCCAGCCGTCGGAGTCCTTATCCGTCACTTCGATGGTGTCTTTACTCAAAGACAGGGTGACATCGTCCTGTCCGGCCGGCTTTACCCAACCCCCGCCGGTGTAAACTTCCACGTAAGCGGCATCGCCTCTTGATTTATCAGCGCTGCTCATTTTCTACACCTCCTCGACTAAGTATTCGTATTGCAACACGACATGCCTTATCGCACCGTCCTCTTCCCTTATGGAAACGGCCGGCGCGCCCTGCCTGCCTGTTGCAATTACCGCGTACCCGCAACTGCTATCTAGTTGCGGCCTGTTATTCCGAAGCAGATACCTGATGCGGTCTGCTATCCCCTTCGCTTCGCCGTATCCGGGAGCGTCGCTCCAGATGTGAATGTAGGATGTTATTTTCCCGCCGTCCTTAAACTTGTCGTCCCAGTCCTCAAGTATATCGTCTCCGATATTCACCACCGGGAGTTCCTTCGAGGCGTCCATGTAGTCGGAGACCTCCTTCACCATTCCCATCAGTGTGGAATCGGACGTGAGAAGTTCGTAAAGCGCCTTCTGAAAATCCGACCACATCACCTTATCCTCTTGGCTTCCTTCACGAGCTTCCGATGCTCCGCCAGCATCCACCGCGCCCACTTTTTGTAGTTGACGCGCATGAATGGCCGGGCGGCCATCTTCCTGGTGCCGAACTCCACATACACCGCGTAATCCACGTCGCGCCCTCCGACCCTAGTGCCGCCCGCCACGACGTCAACGGTCTTGCCCTCATCTTCGATAAGCAGGCGGATGGAATTCTGTAGATTGCCGGTGTCTCCTACCGGACAATCCCGCTTGGCGTCGGCCTGCATGTTCATCGCGGCTTCCTTGGTGATGTCGAGCGCCTTCTCTTGCCATTCATCGGCAAGCTTCGCGATTCGCCGCTGCATCGTATCCAGGCCCTTGATGTCAACGTTTACGTTCATTCGGTGTACTCCCGGCATTCCAAGATGAGAAACCGTCGGCGGTTGTCAATTTCCATCACCGTTTCCACGTAGAACATCCTCGTCTGCTCCGCCTTGTTACCGACCGCCACTCGATACCCGCGCTTAACATCACTGCGATACCTGATTACCACCCGATGTGTGTGGTTCTGCTTCAACTGAGCGGCAAGCGCAAGCTCGTAGGTTTTTAGCGGCATTATCACCGCGTTGACCCGCGCCACATCCTGCCACGATTCGGTATAGCCCCCCATGCCGTCAGCGGTTCGTACCGGCTTCTGAATCGTCACCACGTCCCGCATGTCTCCAACGGAGGGGGCCTTGGCGCGTCGATAGGATATTCTGTCGTACACCATCACTACGCCTCCATTACGATATACGGTTGCAGCAGACCGAGGACGTCGGATTCCATGAGCATCAGGTTTGGGTCCTCGCCTCGCCGCTCATACATCTTCGCGGTCAGCGTCAGCACTCCGAGCCGAAGCGCCGCCGGCACATCGCTGGAGTCATTTCCGTACCCGGCGACGTATAGAATCTCGCACGAGGCAACATCGCGATGGTAATCCCAGGAGTAGCCGTTTTTCAGGATGATTTCCCCCGGCTCGGTGTTGGTCTGAACGATATAAGAGTCCGAGTCCTGAGTTGTGGAGTCATTGTCCCAGTCGTAAAACGTAATGGATTCCACCGACTGAAGCGGCGGCATGGGCAACACAATCCTGGACGGCGGCGCGTCGTATACCAGCCGCCACGTCTGGGTAATCAGCGCGCGCCCGGTAATCCTCTCGACCATCTGCCTGGACGCGCTGATGAGGGTGGAAACGTAACTGCTTTCACCCGAGGCGTCCAGCCGGAGGTGCGTTTCGACATCCGCCACGCTGACCGGCTCCGTTGTGGGGGCCACCGCCAGCACTAACCGCCCTGAATCGTTACTACCCATGCCGCGTACTCCTTTGTCGTTTTACGGAGACTGAGTTTCCTGAGCGGGTTTATGCCGCGCGCCGCGCTTCAGAACGGCGACGCCTATAACCCCGCCGGTGGACGGTGAACCGGTGACGGTTATCTTCGCCTTCACATACCGCTTGTTGCCAACGTAGTCGGTAACGAAGATGTCTTCATCGTTGGCGGTTGTGAGCGCGGGCTCGTCATCGCCCTCGATGTCGTCATCGTCTATCGCGGTGAAGGTGCCGTCGCTCGTGGCGCACTCCTGGAATTCCACAGTATGAGTGCCGTCGGTTACCGTTCCCGCGCACACCAGGAAAGTGGCGTCGGGATAAGTGCCGAGGTCAACCACGTCTCCGGTGGCCGTGGTAGTCCTGGCCGCCGGCGCTAACGTCCATTCCGGCTCGATATCGGGATACAGATTCTTGCTCATCTCAAAAACCTCCTCTCTGTGTTATTCGAGAACTATTACGTTGACCACGTCTCCAGCGGTCAACGCGGTTGCTCCGTTTTGCGTTTCCACCAGCTTCAGAACGTACTGGTCGCTGTTTATCTGGCTCCACGAGAACTGACACGTCGCACACGCGCTTTCCACGCCGTTTGAATCGCGGATATCCACGACGTACACCGTCGGTGACGATGTAAGGGTCAGGCCGCATACAGCGATGGCCCCGTTCTGGTCTGTGGTCGTGGTAACCTCGTTCGCGCTCACCGTATGGGTGCACCCGTATGCGCGTTTTCTCCCAGCCGCCGCGCCGCCGAAGCCCGAAGTCGTGCTGATGATGCCGTTTGTAAGAGTTTCCGCCAGCGTTATGGAACTCGCCGCGCTCAACGCTACAAGCGCCACGGTGCCGTTGGAAAAGTCCGCCGCTTCGACTGTCGCGGAACCGTCGCCGTTGATGGCGGCTATCAGAGCCGTCGCGCAATCGGTTGCAGTCGAGCCGCCAGAAATATCAACGTCAACATCGCCTGTAATCGAACTGTCGGTATCGTATTCGTACACCCGCCCGCTCACGGTAACCGTTTCGGCGTCCGCGCACTCTCCGGTATGGTCTACAACCGCCACCGGAGGCGCGCCTTCGTGATATACGATTTCATTCAGCTGGGTAGTGGTGGATGTCACGCCGTCCAAGATGTTCAGTTCGGAAGCGTCAGACGTAACCCCGTCCAGGATGTTCAGCTCGGAAACCGTTGCGGTGATGCCATCGAGAGTGTTCAGTTCGGCAGCGGTGGCGGTGACAGCGGTGCCCGCCACCTTAAACGCGGCGCCGCTTTCCACATCGAGTTCACCTCCGCTTACGATGTCGAGCGAACCGCCGATGACGGTGCGTTCCCCGCCCTGTTCGGTGTAGTTACTGACGTTATAGGCGACAGCCGCGACGAACACCAAAATCAGGCTGACGCTTAGAATTGCCGGAAATGCTTTCCTCATCACACACCCCCTTTCTTACGACGCGGCCATCTTCAGAACTTTGATTGCTTCGGCGTTCACCACCTGACCGCCGACCCTCATGGTCGCCCAGAACTGTACCGAGTTGGACTGCATGGTCGTGGAGTCCTGAATCCGGGTGACGGTGATACCGCGGCGGTCTATGATGTAGTAGCCACGCTTGAAGTCGCCGATGGCCATCGGGTATTCCCCGCTGCTCACGCTTCCCATGTCGACGGCTTCCACATACGGATAACCGCATATAGACGCCGGGGGGCCGCCCGATATTCCGCCGCCGGGGTTCCACAGGTAACGGCCGTTGCCGTCCTTCAGCGCCATCACTTCCCCGATGGTGGAGCGCTTCAGCACCCACACGGCGTTCTTGCCGTAGGCGTCCTTCAGCTGATACGGCAGCTTGATGATGGCGTCGGCCTGCAATTCGGAGGTGTCGCCGTTGGCGTAGTAAGCGGCTGTCACCGCGCTGTTGGTAAGGAAGCCTTCAGGCTGTTTGTTGCCGCTTCCACTTACGAACGCCGCGCCTTCCGCACTAGCGAACTGCTCCGCGAACTCTTCTCGGAGAAACTGCTCCAGGTCAAATGCGGAGTCTTCCAACAAGTCCATGGTCACCGCAACCATCGCCTGCAGTCCGTTGACCGGTATCTCTTCCATCCCGAACCCCAGGCCGGTGGTCTCGCTCCTGGTCTGGGTTTCCCCGCTCCACACGGCGGAGAACGTTCCCGTCCTCTTCGGAACTTCGTACCTGTCCCGGCCGGTAGTGCGCACCGTGGCGATGCTCCGAATCGGGCTGGTCTCGGTTACCGACCTGATTATCTCGTTCGCCACGTCGGAAGGAACGAGGTGGCCGCCAAGAGAATCGATGCCTTCGGAAAGGGTCTTGCTCTCTTCGGGCGTCAGGTCGTTGTAGCCTTTTCGCAGGTAGCTCATAAAGGCCGCCTTGTATTCCCCGCTTCCGGCCTTGCTCTTTTCCTCATCTTCGCCGTCGAGCGAGGGGCGCTCCATGCCCGCCTTCAGTTCCGCTACCTGGTCGGTGATGCCGATAAGGTCGGTCTTAATTTTCTCGATGGCCTCGGTGGTCTGTCCGAGCGCTTCGCCGAATTCCTTTAGTTCGGCGTCGCGCCGCGCGTCCACTTTTTTGAACTCCTCCCAAGTCTTGTTCTGTTCTTCAATCAGTCTGACAAGCTGCTCCATTTTTCACTTACCTCCTTCTTCTCGATTCCGCGTAGAGTTTCATTTCCATTGTAGTGGCTGCGAGTATCACAGCCGCCTTTCCCAGTTCCGACGGGTGGACAATGCCCGGCCCTTCATCTGTCCAGGAGTGGATATCATCCGGCTCCTGAATAACCACCCCGCTTTTTTCCCAGGGCGGTGTCATGTCGAGTTTCTTGTAATACTTCGCCAAATGGTTCTTGACCTTCGGCACATCCGCGCTAGGAATGTCCGCGCCGCCACGGGCGCCCATCACGACCGCCGCCGCCGCGAATATCGCGCGCGGGACTGCCTTGATGTCGCCGTCGATGATGTCGGCTATCGGCAACTTATATGAGCCCGCGATGTCCGGGTTTTCTGAGTCAAACCAAAGAAAACCCTTCCGGTATTTACCCCAATCGACATCGCCGTTGGATTGGGCGCGTGCTTCATCACGCGCCCAATCCAGAAGCCTTTTTCGGGCCTTTGACGCATCCCACGGTTGGCCCCTGTCGGCAAGCGGCAAGTCCTGGTAGCCAACGACGCTCTTGTACTCGTGATAGAAGTCATCCTCTATCACCCGCCCATTGGACGCCTTCACCAGCGTCATGGTGGCTTTCGGGTTGGCCGCGAATCCGACAGGCAGCGGAGACACTTCATAGAGGCGAACTTCCTCTAGAACGCGCACGTTCTTGCCATCCTTCACGGTGCTGCTTTTCCGTATCACGTCGTAAGCGAAGCTGTGGTCAGCGACTACGCCTTGTTTCATAAGCTCGTACTTTTCCCGCGCCGCCACTACGTTCAGGTTGAGCTTGCCGTACACCTTCAGGCCGTAATTGTCCTCTTCCAGCTTCGCGCCGCCAAGGACTTCAGTCGGCCGGTGAAACCACACGATAGGAAATATCTCCCGTTCCTGGAGCGTCTTACTGAAGGCGCCCTTCTTGACAATATCCCCGTCGCGGTCTACGTTGCCGAAGACAGAGGCGTAGGCTTCGTATTCACCCGTGTCTCCGATTGATTTCAGCTTGCCCTTAAAAGATTTCAACTCCATCGTACTTACCTCCTGACCATCGTGGCGAACGTGCACCGGCACCCCGGATGCGCCGGCGGCGCAGGAACGGCGGCCAAGGTGACCGGCACGCCGTTCGGCCTGTCCCTCGCCGGTTTCCAGTCGTCATCGAGTCCTATCTCCTGTCCATCCAGCCCGCCGCAATACGGACACATCCGCTCGTCACTTGCGGCGACCCACACCTTTACCACCTTCCCGCTCGGTAGCCAACCGGCATCCCGATACTTCTTCACGACATCCAGCTGACCGCGATTATAGGCGAACGACATCTCGGTTCTCGCTATCAGGTTCGCCCTTAGCCTGTGCAACCGCGCGCTGTAGTTCTGAACCATATGCTCCACCCGGGCCGCGCCGTATATGCCTTCGTCAAGCAGCGCCTTCCGGTAATTTGCCACGGCCATCGCTTGCCCCTTGGTAAGCCCGATGGCGGGCCTGATATACCTCGCCGCCTCGCTCGGGTGCATCCCGGTCGGAAGATGGTATTTCAGTATCGCGCCGAGGGCCTTCCGCTGCTCGTTCGTCAGGTTTACCGCAAGCTCGGCGGAATGTTTACTCAACCACCCCCCCGTCGCCGCTTCCAGGAGTTCAAACGTCCGGGGGCCGGGAGCGGTGAAAGCCGCTTCGATTCCCGCCGATACGTTACGCGCGGCCGTAACCGCCGCGGAGGTCATGGACGCCGCCATGACCGTGTTGACGAACTTAGAGTAATCGCGGCTCCACATGGCGAACCATTCTTCAGGGATGACGCCGTCCCGGATGGCGTTCCGAATCTCCTGGTACTTAATGGCCTTCGCCTCCGCGTTCCAGGTGGAATATAGCCACCGCGCCAGCTTCGGGCGCTCCGCCGTGATAATCTGCGTAAGCTCCCGCTCCACGTTCCGGGTGTTTATCGGAATCGGCTTCAGGTAGAACGGATATTCCGGCGGCAAACCCGGTGAAGGTACGCCCGGAACTCCGCTCGTTATTTGCTTACTCAGTATCATAGTTTATAACCATGTCAAAATATAACGTTCCACCGTCAGTCACCTCGGTGACATTTAACACGACATCCCCCACGCCGGGGCTGGCGCTGGGGTTGAGAAAACTGCCCAGCCCGCCGTCGTTGGAGTATATCACGCTGTCGACCGTGGTATCGTTGCTCCGCACGTTTTTCAGATAAGGAATCGACGCGTCCACCGCCAGGTCAAGGCCGCCGTGCGGGTATATTATTTCCTGGCTGAACGGCGTAAGCCCCGGCTGGGTTGAGCCACCGGCGAACCACGCCACCGACCCGTCCGTATCGTCGTTCTCGTAAACGCATCCCAGTTTCCAAGACCATTGGTAATTGCTTGACGTTCTTACCATCATCGTTACGAAAACGCTTTTGACGATAATCTTATTAGTAGCTACGTGTTGGTAATAGGTAGTGTCGTCGAGGTCAATCAGAATCAGGTTAGTCGTGCCACCCATACTTGTAGCCAGATACCGCACCGAGTACGGGCTGGTTATAATACTCGCCATTATTCTCCCTCCTCTTCTTCTTCAGCTTCCGCCGTTACTGGTTCCGTTTCGCTCATCCCTGCGATGGCGTCAAGCGGCAATTGGTTTGCTCCCACGAGAATCACATCGCCGCCGTCAACCGCGGGCCGGCCCAACGCCTGACGCGCTTCGTTAATCGTGTAAAGGCCGTATTTCAATTCTTCCCGGACGCGCTCGCTTTTGTTATTCGTGTCTTCGGCAATCGCGTCTACCTGTTCGACATCCACGCCGATGATGAAATCGTCTTCGTACCAATAATTCAGGAACGTTGTTAGTTCGGATAGATAGAGCTTGGCCTCCGGGATAACCGTTTCCTGATAGAACGCCATCCTGGCCTCGTGGTAATTGGAATATGTCTTTTGCCCCTGGATGCCGATGAGTTCAGGCGGCACCCCGCAAACGATGGCGATTCTTATTTGGGCGCTTATCATTCCGCGGAGCCAATCGAGGTCCTTGGCGTTCCACGAGATTATCTTCGGCTCGTACCCGCCCCCGATGGCGATGACTTTCCCCGCCTTCTTGGAACCGGCGAACTTCTCGTTCCACGTGTCGGTAAGTATCTTCAGCTGTTGCGGCGACAACATCGGCGCGTGCTCCGGAGATTTTAAAAAGATGGACGGCCGCGCCATGTTTTTCAGAATAGATACATTCCATTCCGCCGAATAGTTGTCGAGGTCAAGGCCCCACGAGGCGGCGTTCAGCACCGGTTCTCCGTAGATGTCGTTTAGCGGGTTGAAAGTAGCGTAGTGAAAAATCTTCTCCGGCTCCAGCTTGCGGTAATTCCCTCCCGCCCTGTATTCGTAATGACTGATGGCCTGCTTGTCTCTGGTCAACTTCACCGTCACCAGGTCGGGCCGAAGCAGCGTGATTTCCTTCGGCATTCCGAGGATGCCGCCGATAAGATGATAGACGTTCCCGTTGAGATACCGAAACGATACGACTCCGGTGATGAACTTCTCCCAGCTTTGGAAGCGATGCATATACGGGCGGCGTAGCAAGTCCCACACCGGATGCTCGTTTAATAGCACCTCATCCCCGCCCTGTTCGCGGTACACTTTGATGGGCAACGCCGCAATCGAACGCGCCACGAGGCGTATGCAGGAATAGGCGGCGGAGTTCGCCGCGTAGGCGTATTTGCAGTAGTCGGCGAACTTGTAGTCCGGGCGGGACGTTACGGAAGGCGTCACAAGCAGGTCTGGATACCTGCCACCCGTGGAATCGCCGCCGGTATTATTTTTTCTCGTGAACGGCCACATACTTTTCCCTCAGTTCCTTCGATATTTCCTTGACCACGTCATCCCACGTCTTATAGCGGACGCTTCCTTTTTCTACTACAGGAAAAAGCCGCTCCTGTATCGTGTTGCCTTTCTTTTCCATGTGTTCCACATGAAGCCCCTTATTTTCTGTCGGTTCCTTCATATCACCACCACCCACGGCAAGCCGCTTTCGCTATCGGCGAACGTCAGGTTCAGCGCGTCCGCCAGATTCGGAGATTTGATGCCCCGCTGTTTCAGCGAAGCCTTAGATTCCACGCGGATGGTTCCGGCCGACGTCGGCGCGTATTTCGGCGCCGACAGTTCCGATATCAGGGCCAGCCGCGTTTTTTCATCCAGGCCGCGAAGACTCCCGACATCCCTTATCCACCGCGCGGATTTCAGCCAAAGCTCATCACGCAGCTTATCCGCTTCCACCCGCCCGTTGGCGTCCTTCATTCGGGAAGGCTTCGCCACGTTGACGTCCACCACCGTGCTCTTGTCCGCCTCCTGCTCTCTGAGCCTGTCCGCAACGCCGCCGCCAAGACCGATAACATCAATTGCGTAGTGGCCGAAGTCCAAGTCGGGATAAGCGTCGCACAGTTCATCGCGTAGTCGGCGGGCCCGGCCCACCACAAGCATCAGGTCGTCAACCCACAACTGCTCCGCGTGAATCACCCTGTCGCCGGCGCGCGCCACGAGGCCCGTGGCGTCGCCGTCAACCGAACGGCCTGGGTCTATCCCGATGATTATCGGGCCGCTCTCCACGCCGCCGCTTCGTTCGCACGCGGCGTCAAGCCACTCCTGAAGGATAAGCGCGTCCTTTACCTGCGTCGGAAATTCGCCAAGCACCTGGACGCGGTAGACGTTGGAGTTCTCCCCGTATTTTAACGTCAAGTCTTTTACAAAATCGTGGCTCACAAGCGGTGAATCGAGGGAAGAAAACGCAAGCCGGTGAAACGGGCTTCCAAACTCGTGGCTTCGCGCGAAGTAGCCAGTCCTGTAGACGGGGTTCCCGAAAAGCAGCAGCTTGTTACCCGCTTGGGTAAGCGAGCCTTCAATCGCCTCGAAGTGTTCGTCAATAACGCCAGAGGCTTCGTCAACAATCTGTATGAGGTTTTCGTGGTGGTATCCCTGGAGGCTGACCGAGGACCCGCGCGCCGCGACGTTGGCGACCCCGAAAGCGTCGGTTCGGTTCGTCTTATCGTAGAACGTCTTCGCCTCTATCTCAATGTCGGCGTTCCATTGCCCCACCGCACGGGAATGCCACTTCCGAAGTTCAGGCCAAATCTGATACTTTAACTGGTCTTCCTTCGCCGCCGTCAGCAGGATACGGCAACTTTCCCGCGTGCCAATCCACCACAGGGCGATGACCGCGATGCAGGCGGTTTTCCCGATGCCCCGACCGGAACGCACCGAAACCCGGTCGTGCTTTCCGACCGCATCGAGAATTTCGGCTTGCTGCTTAGTAGGAGTAAAGTTAAGGATAGTTTTCGCGAAAATCAGAGGGGAAGAAGCGATATTGGCTAAGTCGTGGTAGTTAACCACGCCGGACGTGCGCTTGTACTTTCGATTACCCCGCGCCTCCACCGTCGCCGTTGCCGCTTGCATCTTCCTCCTTCTTCTTTTTCCGCCCGGTTCCGTTGCTGGCTTTGGAAATCAGCTTCTTTATTTCGATTAGCGTAAGCGGATTTTCGGCGTCCCCCTGAAGGTTAACCGTCTGGATGCTTCCGTATTGCCGTGGGAATCTCTTTTCGATATCCCACTCCAACGCTCGAAGCACCGTCCGGTAGTCTTCCTTCTCCAACGCTTTCCGCTTCGCTTTTTCGCGCTCCTTAAGCCACCCCTGCAAGACCTTCCCTTCGGCCTCTCTCACGCGAAAATCGAAATCCGGATACCTCGCCCTCCAGTTCCGAATAGTATCCGGGTGAATCCCGCAAGCCCTCGCAGCGTGGGATAAGAACATCCCCAAGCGAAGACACGAGATTATCTCATCGGCTATTCCGTCTGAGTATTTACTCGGCGGCATGTTATTATCTTACCACCTTACCCGGCATTTTGTCAAGAGGCACCGCTGCCACCCTTCATAGCCTCCCCTGCGCCTTCAACACCTGAACGGCTATTTCTATAAGCAGGTTTATCCAACTAGTGTGTCGTGTAACGTTTACGGTTCCGCTTTCCACTTCACGAGCCAGGTGGTCGGCAAGCCGCTTGAATGCTTCGTTGAACTTGACCTTCCCGGGATGCCCCGCCAATTCCCTTGCCACGTCTAGGACTATCCTCATTGCCAAGTCCTTGTTGTCATCAAGGAAATCCAGCAGGTCGGATTTTACGTGAAGATTGAACCACACGACAAACCGATGCACGCCAATTTTGACGGCGGTTTTTACGCGTGACCAAAATTTCCTAAACTTTCCCATCATTTACTCCTTCCGTTTTGATTTGAAACGCGATAAGAGGCGTCGCGGGCGCGACAACAAGCGTCGCGGAATCCGAAAACCTCCATGGCGTCCTCAAGCGACGTCACCACATGCGCCTCCTGCCCGTTCGCCCGCGCACAGTTGAGGAAGTGTTTTTGCTCATGCGTCAAGTTACCACGCCGTTCCGGCGTCTTTACTTCGAGCGCCCAGAACTTACCCCTGTAAAAACCGATGATGTCACTCACGCCCTTATACTGCCCTCCCTTATAGGCCCGAAACTTCCCCCTTCCGACATCGTAAACTCCGGTGGTGTTTACACGCCAGAATTCGGCGCCGGGCAAGGCGGCGAGAAAATCAATAATGGCCTTCTGGATTTCGGATTCTTTACGAGGTGATAACCGCTTAGACATCGTTTCCCTTTTTAAAAAAACGCGCGGAGAGGAAAGGGAGGCAGAAGGTGGGACGTCCTCCCCGCGCTTGTTAACAGGATAACACACGCCGGGGCGGGTTGTCAATAGGTGCTTCAAACGTCATCCCACCCGCCACGTTCGGAATCCCAGTCCGGCTCGTCTGAATACGAGAAGGGCGCGCCGCATTCCATGCACACGGCGTGAATAACAGTGCCGCTCATTTCCTTCCAGCCGCGTGCGTCCCAGGTGTCCGTTTCGACCTCATCGAATTTGTTAGGGTCATTGTTACCGCATTTGTCACAGCCGTTGTCGATAATTGCATCCCACACGTCAGGGTCGTAATCCATTTTCACACCTCCTCTTGACTGGTTCTATACTTGCAGGTTCGGCACTCGACATATTCCCCGGTAGAAAATATCGCCCGGCACCGTTCTTCCGATATCGTGTTCTTCAGTATCACACACCACCACCACAGCGGCGGTAACTCCTGCTTCGGTTCTTCGGCCGGCGGGGCCTCATTCTCTTCAGCGGCGGGAGCTGGTTCCGCAAGCTCCATTATCCGCTTCACCATCCTAGCCCGCGGGGCCATGACGCCGTTTTCCCATCGAGAAACGGTCACCCGGCTTACGCCAAGCAGCTTGGCGAATTCCGTTATCGACATGCCCCGCTTCGCCCTGATTTTCCGTATCGTTTCGCCAATCTTCTCCATTGATTACACCTCCCTCTACAGGCATTTCCGCTCCCATTCTTCCCGAAACTCATGCCAAATCGCGCAGGCGCTACAGTCCGATTCTCCTGGGCCTGAGCCGCCACAAGTGCAGTATTCCATGGTTACGAGTTCGATGCGCCGCAACCATTTCCTATCGTTTTCTAATACCACCTGCCCCTCGTGTAATATCTCGCCAGGTTCTTTTTTAGGTTTTTGATACGACAAAATTACACCTCCTTTTTTTACGAGCAACTTTTTATTTGCTTCAACGGATTCCAAAGTTTAATCAGTTGATTATATTCACCTTCTGATATATGCCCCTTGACTTTTTCATAGGTAGGTTTTTTCTCAAACCGCATACATCCCACGGCGACGATTTCTTTTTTACCCGCAATTTTTACTATCGGATAACGCCACACCCACAGCGTAGCGATTATTTCGCCTTCAAGCTCAGATATATCGCCCCGCAAGCCGGAGCAGTCGCCCTGCAAGCCAGAGCAGTCTCCCCGCAGGTAGGTGCAGTCGCCATGCAAACCGGAACAGTCTCCCCGCAGGTAGGTGCAGTCGCCATGCAAACCGGAACAGTCTCCCCGCAGGTAGGTGCAGTCGCC